GTGGTGCTGACCTCCTCGAGGGACAGGAAGCTATCGCCTATCCTGGCTTTGAGAAGAACCTGAAGGGGGCTAAGGTCTCCGAAGCTCCAGTCGTCAAGAGCGGGCACATCATCACGGCTAAGTCCGCAGGCTATACCTTTGACTTCGCCCTCGAGATCATCACCGCTCTCGCTGGAGAAGAGAAGGCAAAGGAAGTGGCCGCTGGTATCATCTACACGCGTCACTAAGTCGCCCCCTTACAGCAAAGCAAAGCAAAGCGCTCCCCTACCTCACTCGGAGGTAGGGGAGCGCTTCTTTTTGTAGCAAACAGCTCGAGGCTATAGAGCATTCCTCTACTAAAACCATCCACCAGCTCCACGACGAATCTTTATCCTCTGCAGTGGAGGAAGTAGGGAGCAGTACTGATATGGCTATGTCTTGGTACGTAGTCTTTAGAGCTACGCACGGAGATCATATAAGCTACGCACGTGGATGATAAATCTACGTGCGTGGATATAAGTCTATCCCTATTGGTGCGAAGGATAAACCCATAGTCCTCGGGAAGAATAGCTATTGAGAGTCAAGATAAATCCCGAGCAAGAGCGTGCCTCCTCCCACCATTGGTGCTGAGAGAAGCTACGTGCACGATGTCGCAGCTCGCGATACTCCTTCGCTGAGGGCATAAAATAGGTAGACGCAGAGACCTACGAGAGATCCCTGCGCCTACTCACTAACAAACAAACCGCAGCTTGCCTATAAACTTAGGCCAACTGTAACCCAGAGAGAGGATTTCCCTCCAGAGTAGGTCGGTGCCATATACGTGGCATCGAGGGCTAAGGGCTTGAAGCGCAGGCCGAGCCCTGCACTCACGCCCTTTGCACCATTGGTATCATACTGATAGCCGGCACGCAGTGCTACGAGCTGGTGGTAGAGGTATTCCCCACCGAAATGGATAGCACTTGATGCGGCATTCGAAGGAGCGAAGAAGTAGTCTACGCCTGCGCCGAGGGCCAGACGATGCTCACCGCTGATGCCGTAGCTGATCTCACCACCAGCACCCGCATAGGCGGGGGCATAGGTCGAGCTACTCTTGGCGCTCTGCTTGTACTTCGCACCGAGGTTATCGACCTTCGCACCGAGGATGAAGTTCATCCCCGTAGCGGATGGCTCTTCGCTACTGCGGAGGAAGACGCCCCCACCGAAGACCATCGTCGAGGCGGCAGCCCCCTGGTCGGTGTAGACGTAGCTCCCCTTAGCGTAGGCTGAGAAGACGCCCATACGGATAGCGTAGCCGAGGTCGACGGTGTAGTCGAAGAGCTGGCGCATCTTCTTCTTAGCGTTCTCGTTCTGGTCGATCGGCGTGTACTTCATACCACCGAGATAGCGGAAGCCACCGAAGAAGGCATGACGTCCGACGCAGATGCCGAGCGAAGCGTTGTAGAGGTTATTCGTGCCGTCGAAGCCCTCGACCTTGCCGAGGGTACGAAGACCACCACCAAGAGAGAGGACCGTCTCGCCGTAGAGGAGCGAGGTGGGGTTGGTGTAGAGATGAGATACATCGCTCTCACCATAGTGGTTCCCCCCGAGGGCGGCCGTCTGTGCGCTCTGAGCATACTCGAGGATAGGCAGGGCACGTGTCCCCTTGATCTTCTGGGCCTGCAGTGTGGAGGTAGCGCAGAGCCCGGCTGCGAGCAGCAGGATAGATGCTTTGGTATTCATGGGTAGGATGCGTTATTTCTTGACAAAAGCCTTAGTGTAGCTACCCTGAGCGGACTGCACACGGAGCGTGTAGGCGCCTGGGGCGAGGTTCTTGACGAGGAGCTTTACCTTACCGATCCCAGCGACGGTGTAGTCACGGTCAAGAGCCTTGACACCGGAGAGGGAGTAGATCTGGATGTTGGCGCGCTGGATAGCGGGATTCAGCACGATGTTCAGCTCCGTCGTAGCGGGGATAGGATAGACTGAGTAGACGGGCTCAGAGGCATCCTTGACGACACGTACAGGGATAGACGTCTGCACGGGCGTGCTGATACCATCGGAGGCCTCTACCTGGACCTGAGTCGTACCTGTCTTCAGGCCACGGATCGTGAGCTTACCATCTTCAGCGATAGTGGCCGAAGCGATAGAGCCGTCAGCGACGCTGGCCTTGTAGGTAATGGTCACGCCATCACTCTTCTCGAGCGAAGGTGCTACCTCTACCATCGTGGACTGGCCCATCCCGACGACGTGGTTGCCGAGGGAGGCGATGAAGGCAGGAGCCTTATAGGTGTAGACTTCGAAGGGGATCGTCAGCTCGGTCTTCGCCCCGAGGACGTCGGTAGCGGTGACCTTGATCTCATGATGGCCCACGGGAGCTACAGCACGTAGCGAGAAGATGACCTTATCACCGCTGACCTGATAGCTCACCCCACGGGTCTCACCAGCGACATTGATGCTGACCTTCTGCTGGTCGGGATCGGAGAAGGTGACGGAGAAGGTTTCCTTCGTGAGAGCAGAGACGCGGATCTTCTTGTCGGTAGAGAGCGTCAGCACAGGAGGATTATTCTTCTTCGTCTTGAACTGACCCACCGTCAGGCCCGACTTGAGTCCCCAGCGGTCGATAGCTTCGATAGCGATATGGTAGGTGGTATTCTCCGTCAGAGCGCTCAGCGGGAGGAACATCTTCGTGCCAGCAGCATAGCCCGTAGCATTGATCTTGGCATAGTGGACATCCTTAGCGTTAGCATCGGTGATTTCCTTTTCGGAGAGGTAGACGTTGTATTCGACAGGCGTACCATCATCTTCGTCGCTGACAGCAGCCCAAGAGATGTTGGCCGTGACGAAGGAGACTTCGTCGACATTGATCTGAGAGACCTTAGCAGGAACCTTACCCTTATTTTCAGCGAAGACAGCCGAAGCATCAATATAGCCACGACCCATACGACCTGGGAAGCCCGTGAGTGCGTCGATATTCTGAGCCTTCAGAGCACCGAGCAGACGCTGCTGACACTCGACATTCGTGAAGCCCTGGCGGCCGAAGTGCGAGACGATAAGGGCGGCGATACCAGATACGTGAGGACAAGCCATCGAGGTACCCTGCATATAGCCGTAGTCCTTACCCGTAATCTTCTTGGAGAGTGTACTGAGGACTTCACCCTGAGGATAGTGAGCATCACCACCAGGAGCGGTGATATCGACCCAGTCGCCACGGTTGGAGTAGTAAGCAGACTTCCAGTCAGGAGCCATCGAAGCGACAGCCACTACAGGAGCATAAGCCCCAGGGAAGGAGCGGTAGTCCAGCCCATCGTTACCAGCAGCGAAGATGACTACCCCACCCTTCATAGGCGAGTTGGGCAGCTGATTCCCATCCTTGTCGCAGCCGGCGTACTTGATGAAGTAGTCGATAGCAGCCTTCTGGCTCTGAGGGATAGCGGTGATGTTGGCCTTGTAGATGTAGCCCCAAGAGTTCTGGCTGATGACAGCACCGTTATTGGCACTGTAGACGATAGCGTTGGCGCTGTTGCCGCCTTCACGTTCGCCCCCGAAGATCTGACAGCTCATCAGGCGAGCCCCAGAGCCTTCGGTACCATCCCCCCCAGCGATACCAGCGACGCCGATACCATTGTTGTTGCGGGCTGCGACCGTACCTGCGACGTGCGTACCGTGGGACTCATCGTCGGGGTAGATCTTACCATTGTTGTGGATAAAGTTGAAGCCGTTGATATCGTCGATAAAGCCGTTGCCATCATCGTCGACACCTTCCTGACCATTGAGCTCCTTCTGATTGACGTAGAGGTTGTCCTTGAGGTCAGGGTGGGTGATATCGATACCACCGTCGGTAATAGCGACGATGACGTTAGGCTTACCCGTTTCCGTTTTCCAAGCCTTGAAGAGGCCGATATCAGCACCAGCGACGCTGCGTGAGAAGCGGCCAGTATTGTTGTAGTGCCATTGGTCGCCGAGCATAGGGTCGTCGAAGGGAGCTGCAGGAGCATCGCTTCTACGAGGAGCATCGACAGCTACAGCCTTGCCCGTAGGACGAGCGATCTCGTAGACGGGCTCAGTGTATTCGATCTCAGGCGTAGTGGAGAGCGTCTGCATAGCAGCCTGGAGGTCCTGCTGCTTATTGAAGCGGACGACGTACCACAGGTCCAGACCTTCGCGGCGCATACGCTCCTCGAAGCGTGGGTCAATGGGGAAGAGGGGCTCGAGGGATTCGGTGCCGATGCTACGCAGGGACTGAGCCATCTGCGAGGGTAAAGAACTCATCGAAGCGCCATTAGCATCGAAGGCACGAAGGCTGCTCTTGGCCGAGCGCTGGATGCGGAAATAGAGGACCCCAGCCTCTGCCCCCTGAGTCGACAGGAAGGCACGAGCGGGTGTAGTGGTGCTACCGGTCTCAGAGGCCTGAGGCTCTCTCTGAGGTGTCACTTCATCGAAATCCCGCTGACAGGAGGTGACGGCCAGTGCCGAGAGAAGTGACAGGGTCAGTATGGATCGTTTCATTGTCGTAGTCTTATATGTGTGTTTAGACTAAGGCGCCTGTCGCTGGAAGGGACTTCACCACGAGGGGCGCAGGAGGGAAGATCGTTGGGCGGGCATCCCGAGGTTAGTGAGGCGGGTATGCGAGCCAGAGGGAAGGTGGAGATGGAGTATTTACTTGTCTTCATCCCCATCAGCCCATGGGGGGGGGGCAACCCCCCCCGCCGATGCACCCGTACTGCCGTTGTGCGGTTGCCGAGGTGGATGTAGAAGATAGCTCTTACTGATCCAGATAAAATAATCGGATTAATGAAATAAATAATTAAAGTCGTAGCAATACGGCTTTTTCTTATGCGCTGATAGCCGTGCTAGACAAGGGGCTTGGGGGTTCGATTCCTCGTCAGCGCATAGGGCTAATTTAAGCCCTAAATAAACAATACTAGCGTGGCTCGTGGGTAAACACCCTAGACAAGACTAGAGATGGCGTAGCTCGCCTTATCGTGGCTTAGAAAGGGTGTTCTTTACGAGACTAGGTAGGAGGAAACTATGGAACAAGATAACACTATCGAGACTAACGGACAACAAGAGAGTCGCCAAGACCAAGGGCAAGGGAGCACCCCAACCCCTGCGAGCGACTTCAAAGCGCCTGGTTCTCAATCTGAATTAGATAGCATGATTAACAAAGCGGTACAGACTGCTTTGAATAACAGAGATAAGGGTGAACAAGAGCGTACAGCTCAAGCAGTAGCCGATGCTTTGCAGAAAGAAAAAGATTATGCCAATCTATCAGCTCAAGATAGAGCTAAAAAAGAGTTCGAGGATCAGCAAAAGAGCTTTGAGAAGGAACGTGCTGCGTTTGAGCATGAAAAGCTTGTTGTTGCTGTTGAGAAAGATTTGGTAGCTAAAGGCTTGCCTAGCGCATTGGCTGAGACATTCGCAATGGCTGGCAACGCCGAAGATGCACTTAAAGCAGTGACTGAGTTCGAAACAGTATTTAATAATGCTGTTGCGGAAGAAGTTAAGAAAACTGTCCGACAAAATGCACCTCAAGCATCAGCGGATGGCATTTCTAACACAGACAATTACGGCTCTCGCTTAGCTCAAAAAGCTGTCCGTTCGTCAGGTAAGATTATCTAGCCAACAATTAGAAAGGATTTTTCATGTCAGTAAAAAAAGTATTTGACACAAGTAACATTCTACGTTCTTTACCTTACAAAGCTGTCACTGCCACAGTTGATAAAAATTTTGCTGGTGTTGACGTAGACGGCAAGAAGTACATTAAAGCTGGTACTTTAGTAGCTGGTAAAGGCGGGTCAATTTTCGATGACCGCTCTAAACCAGTAGAAGAGAACAAGACGGCACCAGAAGGAATCGTTCTATACGATGCAGACTTGTCTGTTGATAAAACGGTATCTATCTTGTACGCTGGAGAGGTTTGGAAAGAAGCGGTTAACGGTGGTACAGTTGACGACGCTATTAAAACAGCGTTGCCACTCGTTAAATTTATTGCAGGAAAAGGAGGCAATGCTTAATGGGTCTTATTTATGACACGGTAACAGCATCTAATATCGCTGGATATTTCAACACATCACAATTAGATGTGGATTCAACGCTTGGGGAACGTATCTTCCCTGCACGCAAACAACTTGGTACTAAATTGTCTTACATCAAGGGTTCTTCAGGACGTGCGGTTGTCTTGAAACCAGCGGCATTTGACACTAATGTCACTATTCGTGAACGTGTGGGCGCTGAAATCCATGACGAACAAATGCCATTTTTCAAAGAAGCCATGCTCGTTAAGGAAGCTGACCGCCAACAACTTAACTTGATTGCTGGTTCTAACAACACTGGTTTGATTGAGACTGTCACACAAGGCATTTTCAATGACGAAATGACACTTATCCAAGGTGCTCGTGCTCGTTTGGAATCAATGCGTATGCAAGTTCTCGCAACTGGTAAGATTGCGTTTGTTAACGAAGGGAAAAACGTCGATATTGACTATGGCGTTAAAGACGACCACAAGAAAACAGTTGCAAAAGACTGGACGCAAGCAACAGCAACACCTCTTGCGGACCTCGAAGAAGCAATCGAAACAGCTCAAAGCCTTGGCTTGATGCCAGAAATTGCTATCATGAATGCCAAAACGTTTAGCTTGATTCGCAAAGCAGAATCTACAGTCAAAATCATCAAACCTCTTGCAGCTTCAGGGACAACAGTTACCAAAGCCGAGGTTGAAGCGTATATTTTGGATAATTACGGTGTTACAGTTCTTTTGGAAAACGGCACATACCGAAATGACAAAGGAGAAATTAGCAAATTCTATCCAGACGGTCATTTGACTTTGGTGCCAAATGGTTCATTGGGTTCTACTGTTTTCGGTACAACTCCAGAAGAATCTGATTTGCAGTCTGGAGACACTCCGGGAGCACAAGTTGAAGTGGTTGACCAAGGTATTGCGATTACGACCACTAAAACAACTGATCCAGTTAACGTCCAAACCAAAGTATCGATGATTGCCTTGCCTTCGTTCGAACGTTTGGATGATTGCTATATGCTTACTGTTATTCCAGTAGCTTAGTTTGAAAGGAGTAGCTATGACTAAGGTTTTAAAAGCGTTTCAGGATAAAACTGACGGCATTATTTACTATGCTGGTGACGATTATGCCGGTGAACGTGTCGAAGAACTTGCTGAAGCAGGTTTCCTTGAAGCTGAAGCTGAAGCTGAAGAAAAGCCGAAAAAAGCAAGTCGCAAAAAAACGACAGATAACACTGAAGAGTGAGGAGGTCTAGCATGGCTGAATTAGATCGAGAAAAGGTCCTAGATAATGTCATGCTGGACCTTGAGATTTCAAAAGATGACGACGATAGCATTGACCTCTTAAGGGTATTGCTAAACAGAGTAATTAGTCATTTCAAAGCAGAATATGCCGTTGTCAACATTGACGATGGTTTTTCTTTTATCTTCGAAGATTGCGTTATTAAACGCTTCAATCGTCGAGGAGCTGAAGGAGCTAAAGCTGAGACGGTAGATGGTCATTCAATGTCTTATTACGACAATGAGAATGAATTCAAGCCATATGACGATATGCTTCAAAGAACATTTGGGACCTCTGGACAATCGAAGGAAGGGAGCGTGCTGTTTCTATGAGGTACACAGATACAGTGATACTCAAATATCAAAACGATAAGACACCGAAACGATACGACCCTACCCTCGGTCGTATGGTCGGAGGGGAAGACTGGTGCAAAGAAGTTAAGTGTAACGTGACTGGTGCAAGCTTAGACCTTCAAGCTAAGCTGGGAGGTTTGCTAAATGCTACGAGCTTAGTCATTCGTTTCAGAAGCCCTGTGACAGTATCCGTGACTTCCGTTGAATATCACGGCAGTAAATACATTCCAGTAACTGCTAGAGGATATCTAGCTGGAAGAAGTGTTTTATACGTTAATAAGGCGGTGAAGTAATATGGCTACGCTTACGTTTTATGGACTAGATGAAATGAGCCAATCCTTGTTGAAAAACGCCAATCCAGAACGACGTCAACGAGTTTTAAAAAAATACGGCAGTGAATTAAAAGAGAACGCAATTGGCAAGGCGCAATTCAGCGGTAAATATACCACTGGCGCAACACGTCGCTCGATTACTCTTGAAGCTGGGGGCGATAGAGCTGTTGTGACGGCTCATACAAAATATTCTGGGTATCTCGAAGTAGGCACTCGGAAGATGGCGGCACAGCCTTTTATGGCTCCTGCGTTAGAAGCGACTGTCCCTGGAATGGTCGAGGAATTAGCTAAATGGGAGTAGATATGAAACAACCAGACCAATTACTACATGACGAACTCTTTCGAATTAGTGAGGGATTCGGTTTCGCTACTTACCCTTACCTTCCACCAGACAGCGCATCTTACCCATTTGTGGTCATGGGAGAAATTCAAACATTGCCCAGAGCCACAAAGTCACGCTTGATTGGTCGCTTGTCCTCAACTGTCCATGTTTGGGGACGAGTAGATGACCGTAAACAGTTATCTGATATGGCTGGGCAGTTATTGTCCAGCTATTTTGCTATCAAAAATATCGATGGGATGCACTTCTCGGCGGAAGTCAATGAGTCGTCAATTGATTCTAACCGTGATAACAGCACTGACGAAGAGCTTTATCACTTCATTGTTTATTTATATTACAAATTCTACTAAGGAGGAAAAGCATGGCTGATACAAATGTAAAAGAAGCACAGCTAGGTAAGAATAAAATCTTGATGTTCCGTAAATACGGGGACACGAAAGCAGCAGCTAAATTGGCACTGCAAACAGAACATAAGTGGGAGTATTCCCGTGATGCGGACACCACTAAAACTAAAGACGGTGCGGTTGTTGCCGATGGTGGTCTAGAAACAACCTTGTCAATCAACGCAATCGGTACAAAAGACGAAGTCAATGAAATGTTGAAACAGTCAGTAGTTGATGGATTCAAGGTCGAAGTTTGGGAAATTGATTTGACTGATAAAAAAACAAATGGAAAATACGGCGCACTCTATGCAATCGGTCGCTTGTCTTCATGGGAAGTCCCAGCGAATGTTGAAGAGCTCGTAGAGATTGAATCTGAGATGTCTGTTGAAGGTAAGCCACAAGCTGGTGAAGCAACTTTGTCTGACGAGCAAATCAGAGAGATCCAATATACTTTCCAAGACACTACTGCCATCACTGGACATTGATAATTAAAACAGTTAGCGAGGGGTTCCCTCGCTTTTTATTTTTGAAAGGAAATTTAAAACATGAACACTATCACAATTAATGACAAAGACTATACTTTGAATTTTGGATTTGACTTCTTGCGAGTGCTCGACGAGCGTTATTCAATCAATCAAAACGGTGTAGCGTTTGGTTTTGGTGTACAGCATGCAGTGGTTGATTTGCAACAAAAGAACCCACTTGTTCTGCTAGACCTCATTCAAGCTGGAACTGCTACAGAACGCCAAAAACCATCTGTAGAGGGTATTGAGCGTTTTGTTGAACGTGAGGCTGAAAATGGACGATTGGATAACTTGTTTGAGGATTTTTTCTCAGCGTTGCAGAAGCAACCATTGACACGAGAAACAGCCAAACGAATGTTGGAAGCTCAAGAAGAAGCTTAGAAAACGTCAAGAGCTCAAGAGAGACTTACGAAGATCTAATCACAAATTGCATGGCTAGATATGGAACGACACTTTTAGAAGCCAGACGAATGACGCTGAAGGAGTTGAGGCTGTATCAAAAAGCTTATGCGAAAAGGTTTATTCAAGAAGAGAAGAAACTTTATTTGCAAGCCTTCTTGAACCGCAGTGTCAAGGCTACAAGCAAGGGTGGTAAGAAGTATGTCTTCAAGGAATTTAAAGACTTTTATGACGAAGAACGTCGTGAAAAAGAACTTCTCGGGGATCATGAAAAAGACAATAGGCATCTTATCCAGATAGCTAGACGAAATTTAGCGTTCAAAAGAGAGGAGGGGTTGTTAGATGGCTGATAAAACATTCAATGTAAGGGCAATACTGTCAGCACAAGATAACGGCTTATCTAGCGCCCTGAAAAACGCTCAAAAGCAAGCTGAATCACTTGGTAAGAGTAGCAAGGGCCTAGGCTCAATGTTTAAAAGTGTGCTCGGTGCTAACCTTGTTAGTGCTGGAATCACTAAGGGCATTGGCGCTATAACAAGTGGTATCGGTGGTATGATGACCGAGCTTAACAACTCAACGAAGGCTTGGAAAACATTCGATGGGAGCTTAAGCCAGTTAGGTTGGGGGCAAACAGAAATTGCGTCAGCTAAAAAGGCTATGCAAGACTATGCAACGCAGACAATTTATTCTGCCTCTGATATGGGGACTACATTCTCACAAATGGCTGCAATCGGTCGTAGCGATGCTGGCGACTTGGTAAAAGCTATGGGTGGTCTTGCCGCTTCTGCTGAAAATCCTAAACAGGCAATGAAGACACTGAGCCAACAAATGGTTCAAGCGATGACTAAGCCTAAGATCCAATGGCAAGACTTCAAGCTGATGATGGAACAGTCACCAGCAGGTATGGCTGCCGTCGCTAGAGAGATGGGAATGTCTCTAGATGATCTTGTAAGCAAAATTCAAAACGGTGAAATTAAGACTGAAGACTTTGCAGAGGCCTTTAAACGGGCTGGCGATTCTATGCAGAGCTTGGCTACTAGGTACAAATCTGTAGACGAAGCTGTTGACGGGCTCTACGAAACGGTTTCAACCAAATTGCAACCAGTTTTTGAACAGCTTAGCAACAAGGCAATCAGAGGAATCGAGGGTATCATTGATGCTCTTGGCAAAATTGATGAACAATCGATTCAGAAGTTCGCAAACGGACTCGATAAAGCAATTGACCAAGTTGTAAAAGGGGTCAGCCAAACCGTTCAATCGTTTTGGAAAGGCTTTAGTAATACAGGAGCCATCAAGGGTTTAGCAAATGCGTTTAAGTATGTTTCTACTCAAGCTAAAGCGGCACTAAAAGCCATAGATTTCAAGGGTATATTTCAAGGGCTAGGTACTGGCGTTGGCGACATTGTTAGTGGGCTATCAAGAGGCTTAACAATCGCTACTAGGTCTGTTAAGAGCTTCATCAGCTCGTTCTCAGACACTGGCGCATTCAAAGCTTTTAAATCAGCAATAGAAGATGCTTGGGGAGCTGTTAAAACCATTGGGTCTTCAATTGGCGATGTGTTTAGTAGCTCTGAGATGCAGACAATTATCTCAGCACTAGGGACAGCGTTTGGAACGTTAACAAAATGGATATCTCAAGCTGTTTCAGCGGTATCTAAGTTTGTAAGTTCTATTCCTAAAGGCGTGCTCAACGGCATCACCAGTGGGATTTTAGCCATGGTAGCGGGCTTCATGACTGCAAAGGCTGGGCTTTCAGTGTTTGATACTGCTATGCGAGGCCTGAACTGGATTAAGTCATTCAATCCGTTTAGTGCCTTTAAAAATAAAGCCACTGAGGGGCTTAACGGAGCTACAAACAGCGTTAAACGTTCTAAGTCAACGATAGCTCAGTTGTTCAGTGGGATATCCAACGTAATCAAATCATCCGGAAACGCAATCAAAGGAATCTTGACAGCTATATTCAAAGGTATAGCTGAAACTTACAAAGGTTTCGGGCAAGGTCTAAAATTCGCCTTGCAAGGTCTCAAGGGGTTAAGTTCGGCTCAGATACTATCGTTTGCGACTGGTGTCGCTATCGCAGCAGTCGGAATTGGTGCAGGTATTGCCATTATCGTTGCTTCATTTACGCTCCTAGCTACACAATCCCAAGGTGTTTCGCAAATCTTAAACGCTCTAGGGTCAGCATTTAGCACTGTTGTGCAAGGCATTGGTAAGGCGGCTGGAACAGTAATTGAAGCGTTCGGTACTGCATTTGGTATCGTTATCAAAGCTGTTGGTGAAGCGGCACCGGGATTAGCTAAACTTTCGCCACTGGTTGAAGCTATTGGCACTGCTATTGGCAACGCAGCGCCAGCCATTACAGCGTTTGGCAACGCTTGGACGTCTATTTTAGGAACGTTGCCAGCTATCATTGACGCTTTTAGTGGTTTGGCTACCGCTCTAGGTTCTGC